TATGAGGGTGATCTATCATTAGCTGATGTAGCATTGGCACATGATGAGCGTTACCCTGCTATGCCCGAAGCGACTAAGCAAAAGGCTACGCAACAACTAGAAGAATTAAAAGGTGTGACAGTTAATCCCGAACTAGCAGGTAATGTTCTGCATAGTTTTTGGAAACGTGCGAAAGCAAAAGAGATAGGAGAAGAAGCCCTTGACATATTTCTTGGTAAATCTAGCGATACTTACTCTCTGCTTACTAGTGTAGAAGAATTAAAGAACAATGAGGTCAAAGGCTCCAAGAGCTACACAGTGCTTGAGGACAACATTGAGGACAGCTTAGAAGAGTTTGAGCGTGATCCTGAGTTTATCTTCCCTACACAGATACGGGACTATGTACCGGGTATAGACCGACAAAATCTTGGTGTGATCTTTGCACGGCCAGAGATAGGTAAGACAAGTTTTTCTGCGTGGCTATCTGGCTGGTATGTGCGTAACAAGTTTCATGTAGCGTACTGGGGTAACGAAGAACCTGTGAAGAAGACTCGTATGCGTGTTGCTAAATCTATTACAGAACGCTCTCGTCTTGAGGTTCTGCAGGACAAACAGGGTTTTGTACAGGAATACCAAGAGAACATACTACCATACATATCTTTCATGGATTGTGTCGGTACGTCCATACAAGAGGTTGAGGATTACTGCTCACGCAATGAAGTTGACGTAATATTCATTGACCAGCTTGATAAGATTAGAATTGACGGCGAGTTCTCACGCGGGGATGAGCGGCTAAAAGAGTTGTACTGTAGGTCTAGAGAGCTTGCCAAGCGGCACAACGTGGCAGTGTGGGCTATCTCACAGGCGTCCTACGATGCCCACGGAAGAGAGACTATAGACTATTCCATGCTTGATGGCAGTAAGACAGGCAAGGCTGGTGAAGCAGATATCATTGTGGGTATCGGTGTAGCGGAGCATGAAGAGTTTAGAACCATTAAATTTTCGAAGAATAAGATAAATGGTTGGCATGGGTCGTTGGTTTTACGGCGAGATGGTGATAGAGATATATTCTCATGATCACTGTGCTTGACATAGAAACTACAATGGACTTTGAAAGTTCTACATCATCTCCGTATGATGGTCAGCAGATTGTATTTGTTGGCTACAGAAGTTTTACGCCAGACCTGTCAGTGTTCGAAAGCAATGAGTTGTTTTTCTTTCACAACCAGTGTGAGCCTACACCTCAAGCAAAAGACAGGCTGCAGAAAAAGTTAGATGAAACAACCTGCTTAGTTGGTCACAACTTGAAGTTTGATTTGCAGTGGCTAAGAGAGTGCGGCTTTCAGTACGATATGTTTTTGTGGGATACTATGATAGCTGAGTACCTGCTTTGTCGTGGTATCAAAAAATCAATTAGCCTTGCAGAATGTGCCAAGCGCAGGGGCCTGTCTGAAAAAAGAGTGGACCTTACCAATAAATATATTAAGGACAAGGTATCTTATGAGGACATGCCGTGCGATATTGTGAGAGAGTATTGCATGGCTGATGTAAATACAACTACTCAGTTAGCCAAACAACAACTAAGTGAATTACAAATGTCTTGGCCTAACAGGGAGAGCCTAGTTTGAAACAAGTTGTAAAACTTAGTATGGAAATGCTAGATGTTCTTATAGATATTGAGAGAGCAGGGATTAAGATATCAAATGAAAAGCTTTCAAAGATTAAAGCAGACTATCAGGAAGAGTATGACCAACTGTACAGCGATCTTATGGATATCGCTGAGATTGCTATGGGAGACACTCCAATCAACCTCGATAGTCCTGATGATCGTAGTAAGCTATTATACTCTAGAGAAGTGGTGGATAAAGCTGCGTGGAAAGAAGCGTTCAATATAGGAACAGAGCAACGCGGACACACCAAGAAACAAAAACGTAAAACAAAAATGTCTCCTACAATGTTCAAGGAGACAGTGAAAGATTTAGCCCCTGTGTTTCGCAAGACCAGAGGCCAGAGATGTGAGGACTGCGGCGGCACAGGCCGTAAAAGAAACAGACTAAAGTCTGGAGAGTTAAGTAAAAACACCGTGAAGTGTAAGACCTGTGGCGGCACAGGCGTTGTATACGTAAAGCTAAATGAACCAGCAGGTCTAAGAGTTATACCGCGTGGGCCGCAAGACACTGCCGCTGCAGGTTTTAGAACAGATAAAGAAACCTTGTCCGAGATACGTCTAGAGCTAGAGGGTAAGGCAAGAGAGTTCGTGGACAAGTACACACGTTACTCAATGATAAGAACGTACCTCAATACGTTCGTGGATAGCTTGGAGAAGTATCAAGATGATAGAGGCTTTATTCATCCTAACTTTAATCAGTGCGTCACTGCTACTGGAAGACTGTCGTCAAGTAGACCAAACTTTCAGAATATGCCGAGAGGCGCAACATTCCCTGCAAGAGAAGCGATTGTTTCTAGGTATGAAGGTGGTTACATTTTAGAGGGTGACTACTCACAGCTAGAGTTTCGTGTAGCTGGCTATCTATCACAAGACCCTGTAATCTATGAGGAAGTAAAGAGCGGCTTCGACGTTCACTCTTACACGGCTAAGATCATGGGGGTTAGTCGTCAGGACGCAAAGGCCCACAC